AAGGAACATAGCGTGTCGGTCGCCGTATTTTTGTTTCTCCTCATCGGTCATATCGTATCGTGGCATAAAGTTGCGGTCGGTCTCATAAGCTGCTTCCGCTGCCTCTGCTATTTCTACCGTTGCCCCACACATCCGTTCAAACAGTTTTTCTACATCCCATTTGTTGCTGAACAGTGGCTCAATCACCGTAAAATGCTCATCTACATCCTTAAAATACTGCTCATCGCTCTGCTCATGGGCTGCACTGGTAGCTATCTTGTTTAGAATAATCTTATTCCGCGCATCCTCCTTATCCAAATAGTAGCAGTCACATATCAGTATAGGTTCAATCTCGAATGAAAAGGTTACGGGGTCGGCAAAATTCTCAAAATAGCACGCCACAGAATGCAACACCTCCACATCAATACGCTCGGCTTTATACTCGGTAAGGTCAACCTGAAAGTATAACTTGCCAAAGGCTTCTTTAAGCATTGCTACAACGTGCTTGCTCTGATTGAGCCATAGCCCGGAGCGTTTACCCAATACCAATACAAGCCCTTCGGCATAGTCAAGCAGTTGCCGGAAAGTCAGTGTCTGGTCAGCACTGTCAACCATTATTGCCTTTTGAATACGGAGTAGGTTTCGCAATCCCTTGTCCGCAAGAGCATAAACTTTCATTTCCACCTTTTCATCCAGATGATTTAGCGTAAAAGAGTACCCAAAGACATATTTCAGTTCTACTTTGGCACACTCTTTCTGTAAAGTCAGCGTGGCGGCCATCGTATTGTAATCACAGATGCCGAGAGCCGTATGCCCTAAATATTTAGCCTTTCGTACCCAGTCAGCCACATCACCCGAACCATTCAAGAGTTCAAACGAAGTATGTACCCCCAGATTGACAAACGGAACATTTAGCCGGGTGGGTTGCCGTTTGCCAATGTAGCGGAGCAGATTAAACCGAAACTCCTCACGCAGATCGTAATAGTAAAAGTTGTTTCCGAATGGGAATACTACATAGTAAATCTCTTCCTGCATCAATACATCGGGCGACTCCATCAGGTTAAATCGGACACCGGAATCTGTTACTTTCAGTATGCTGCTAACCCCGTATAAGTCAGCGAGTAGCATCTTCCCAAAATCTTCTATCTCTATCAATTCACTGTCTATCTTCCGAAAGCATATTCGATTCACTTCCAGCCATGCGATTAATTCATTCATTATTCTTGTAATTTTGATAGTTTGTATTCTAATGGACTTCTGAGACGTCCTGAGAAAATCTCAAAAATATCGGTATCGGTCAGGTCTTGCCAATCTTTTGTAGGATCTGCAATATCTGCGATGAAGACCTCAAAGTATGGTGATAGTTCCGTTGCGGTCTGTTTGATGGCCGACACTGCATCTCCATCAAAACCCAGCACCACTGTTCGTACTCCCTTCGTTTGTAGCTTGTAAATCTGTGCCTGTGATACCTTCTTGCCGAAAGTTGCCACCGCCACAAAATGAGGGTTGTCGTACAATTCCAACTTTCGGGTGATCGCCACTACGTCAAAGATGCCCTCAACCAGTATCACCGTATCGGTTTCATCTTCAATCACCGCATCGTAGTTATAGAGTAGCTTCACGAAATCATTCTGCGTAGAGTTGTTAAACCGGCGTATCTGATACTCTCCGGCTCGTTTGGCTTTGCGGTTATAGTTATCAATCTCTTCTTTTGACCAGGTGTGCCGGGCTACATAACCCACCACATCACCGGAGTCTATCACCGGGAAAATCACATAGTCATCATAGCGGCGATTCAGCCCTGCGGTAATACCAACCGGAAACTGCTCGTAATCGTCATAGACAAAACCCCTTGCCTTGAGATATGGATGCGTATAAACCTGTCTGTAAAAATCCGGTAATTCCACTATTCCCAGCGTATCGTCTATCTCTTCTTCATTGTCGAGGGGAAACAATAGGTTCGCATTAAGCGGTGCCGAGAGATCCGCAGTTGGCGTTATCATCAGGTCGGGTCTACCGATCTCTTCCAGCAATTTATCTCGTGTCAGCGTAGAACGACCACAACTGAAACAATGTGCCATAAACGGCTTTTTACGAAGGGTCTCTTTGCCTATGTATATGCCGTATTTATCTTCCTTGCCACAGTAGGGGCAACGGGCAATCAGGTTCTTATTACCACCGTCCCGTTTGGCTCCCAGATGGCGGGTAATCTCCTCAATAAGAAAATCAGTCTCGTGTTTATTCATACGGTTAGCTGTTTAAAGAGAATGTTCGTTGGAAATCACAGAATACCTCATTGTCGTAGTCTGTGGCTATCTTAATCGTATCACCTTTTTTGAAAAACCGGGCTTTCGCAATATGAAGCCGCATCACATCCTCCTGACGTTCTGCCGATGACTGGTTCAATGAAATCAGGTGAGTACATGGACGTGCCAATCCTTTTGCCTCCGAACAGTTGTATTCGGTCAGTACATTGTTCTCGTTGTTAAGCCAGTCCCGGTTCTCGATGGTCGCCTGATACGTCACGACCATCCACACCTTCTCGTCGGCAGCAAGGTCTTTCAGGTCATTGGCAACGGCAATACGTTTTGAGCGTTCGTGTTCGGCATTCCATACCCGGCGGCTGGCATCAGTCAACAAGTCCATCGAGTCGATAATCACGATGTCCGGATTACGACCGCACTTTTTACGGTATTCGGCAATCCCGTTTTTAATATCCAATGTCGAGACACGGGCATTGAAACGGGGAAAACAACGCACGGTAATCGAACCGCTCAGGGCTTCTACCGTCCGTTCAAACTGTCGCATCTCCGTTTCGGAAATCTTGCCACGCTCAAAGTAGTAGGCATTTTTTGATACCAGACCACCCGAATAAGCATTCAGAGCCTCCTCCTCCGAACCCTCCAACTGGAAATGGAGTATATGCAATCCGTCATCAATGTTACCCCGGATGCCGATATGTTTCACAATGTGGGATTTTCCTACACCTGTAGAAGCCAGGAAGCAGGTTAGCTGCCCACGCAGGTTACGCCCACCGTTCAATGCATCGAGGTATGGCACATAAAATCGCGTCACTTGCGGCATCGAGGAGTTTTGTTCCTCCCGGTCTTTGGCTTGGTTTTGTCGGAATCGCTCGGTAAAGGTCTTGGCAACATCGACAAAGGCAGAAGATTTAAGCGTAAAGCCGGACAACCACTCGGCGTACTCTTTCAGTAAATCCTGCGCTTTCTCTTGTTTGCTTTGATTATAGAGTTTGCCAACTTCCGAATAAACATTTTGTAGTCTGACTCCCTTGATATAACTCTCAAACATATCCAACACCGCTTCCGAACTGCTGTCAATATCATACTCCTGAAAGGTGTTGATTAATTCAATGGCATCGTAATCGGTACTGAAAGCCTGAGCAAGCACAGCATACGTTGGAGGATTTTTATAGTTGCGATAGTGATTGGCCACCACCTCCTGTATCCGTTGAAACGAGCGGTCAGGCAAAAACTCCTTCTCCATATATTGCACCAATACCCCACAAATAGTATCGCTTTGCAAGGCGGTAGCATACAGTTCATAGAGGAACTCCACACTTAGTGGGTTAGTTTTCGGCTTACCCATTTTGCACCTCCTTCCCCTTAAACTCGGCTACCCGAAGACGATATATCTCCGGGTATAACTTTTGGGTTCTGACCTTGCACGCTTTCGACTTTACACAACTGCGGCATACCGAAGAAAAAGGTGTCCAAAGCAAAGTGGAAACCCCACAGATATAGTAACCGACTTCTGTGGATAGTGCCCTGCGCTTGGTCGAATCCTCATAATCGGGATAGATAAACCGAAACAGAGGATGTACGCTGCGGTCTTCTATCTCACGTAGCAGATCCTCACGAGTCAGGTTAAAATTCGCTAACCACCTATCTTCATAATACTTCTGTCCGGGCTTTCGGGTTACAAATCGTGTCAGTGCCTTTATCCCAAACGAATGAGGCAGTTTCCATTTTGGTAGATAATCTGCTCCATATTCGGAAATTTGACGAACCTGGCACACACAGTAATCGACAATGCGTTCCAGACCTACCTCACCGTAATGTTTGGTGAGGTAGTCCAGTGCATCATCAATCTGCTTTTCCGCCAACCGACCACCCGGCATGGCGAAAGTGGATTGAACGCTCAAACGCACGAGGAGCACAAACAAGCGGCTTATGAGCTTACTCTTCTCTTGCATCGCCGTCTCGTGTTATCAGGTTTCGCATTTGCTTTTTGGCTAAGAAGATACGGCTCTTGATGGTGTCCATATTCTTAGCTTTCAGATTGCCATTTTGGAAGGAGATTTCAACAATCTCTTCCATCTTGTAGCCTGCTTGTTGAAGCAGCAGTGCCTCTTTGTGGATGGGAGCCAATTTATCCAACGCTTCCAGAATATCGTCATTGTAATATTGCCGATAATTCTCCATCCCCATGCAGTTACCGCTGATGTGATCATCATCTTCCGTGTCAGGAAGATCCACGACATCCACATTATCGCTGACCTTCATCAGGCTGTTGCGTTTGTTCAGGTCGAACACATGCCGTTGCGCTACGGCATAGATCCAGCTTTTGAGTGGGCGTTCCGGATTATAACTCTCGATGTAGCGAAAGAAATTAACCAGCACTTCGCTGTAGTTATCTTCTATATCGCCATCCTCGAATGTGTATTTGATACAAATACTATATACCAACCTCTTATGAGGTAATATGTACTTAGTAAAAAGTTCGGTTCTGCGCTTGATTGACTCCGGGTCTAAATCACGCTCAGAGGGTAAAGATTGTTTTCTCACACGCTCTTGCCAACATGGTGAAACAAAAAAACTACGTCTCAATCTGTCAGCTAATCCGCATCAATTCATCAATCTAAACTCTTCTTGCAATGGTCAATTCATTAGAAAACACGATACTTGTGGCAGTAGTATTTGAACACCCAGAAAGCATCCGCTTCATCGTCCGTTCGGGGACGGTAGTTGTATTTGGCAACACAGGCGTTTATCATATCAAGTTTGGTCGCTCGGCCGTTTCCTGCACCGAATTTCTTGATACTTGATACGTTTAAGAATACAGGCTCCGGAAGGTTCAGGGTGTCACACACCTCTAAGAGAATACCCCTGAACTCGGAAAGCTTTCGCATATCAATGAAATGATTGTTTACATTAACATCTTCGGCTACTACCAGCCTGATGCTGTGCTTAGTTATAAAATCAATCAACGTATCCCGAAACGCCTTGTGCTGCTTTTTGTCGTTTCGGGGTTTTGGGTTTTAAAAATTTCAT